GGACTAATTATAGAAGCGGGCATCTGAGCACCCTTCACTAAGAAAGAAGTTAGTTCAACATCACCTTGTGCATAACCAGGAAAGTTACAAGTAACTTTGAACATGTTAGCACGAGCACCGCCACCCACTAATTTGGATTTAAAATCATCTACGCCTAAAATTGCCATTTTCTATTCCCCCTTATACGCCAGAGATTTCAGAGAAATCTACGCCGGTTCTTGTTGCCACAAAGTTGAGATTAATGAAGTTAATAGACCTAGCGGGCTTGATAAAGATATCAGCCACAAAACTATTAGTATCAATAACTTGACCTGTGTTGTTAGTAGTATCACATATAACTGAGAAGTCTGTTACACCCCTACGTCCTTTTACGTCACGTAAGAATGGTTCAACCAAGTTTCTGAATTGTGCGCGAGTAAACTCGTCATTGAATTCAAACAGTTGAGCTTCTGCAGCAGTTGAGATTGCCTTTTCTAAAGTAATGAATAATCGTCTAACATTGATTCTATCGAAAGCAGATGGTCTCTTCAACAAAGTTTTATCACCAAACAAGATAGTACCTTGACCTGGTAGTGATACCAGTGGATTACATCTTGCTTTGTATAGAGTATCTCTATGAGCTTTGTTAGGATTCCATGCCAACTTAGTAATACCTAGTAGTTGACCACGATTAACACCAGCGGGTGAGAACCATGCATCTGCTACGTCATCAGTATTAGCACATAGACCAGCAACGTGGCCGGCTGCACCAATCCAACGATATACATCATTGTACTTGTCATATACATAAACTGCAGAAGAATCTACAGAAGCATATGAAGTTGAAGCTAGACCTGCAACCCATCCACCAACTTCGGTAGCGGGTACAGCTGCGTCTTTTGAATCTTCAATAGGTGGTGATACAAACGCCATACAATCTTTTCTAGCATTGACTAGAGTAATAAGATTTGCTGCAATTGTATCTGCGCCATTAGCATCTGGATATGCAAACAATAAGTTCACATCAACAGTACTAGTGTCCGCAAACAACTGCATACCTGTATCAATCTCTCCAACTGTTGGTGCATTATCATCAGTACCACCAGTTAGTGAATTATCAACAGCCGCTGTAACGGTTGTATATGTGGTGGTAGCAGAAATTGCATCACCAGCATCGGTTAATCCAGTTGGAACACCGATATGTCTAATATACTTAGATCGTGCATTAATTACATCTTTGTAGTAGTTAGAAGTTCCATCAGAACCTTTAGCATCCGAACCTTGTGAAATATATTCATAAGTTTCTAATACGGTTCCTGCCTTACCAGACCATGCACCAGATTCATCAATTACGGCAATATGAAGTTCATCTGCCGCTGATGCTTTACCAAGTTCTACCGCATAATCGGAAGTTCCTGGTACTCCTGGGAACGAACCTGCGTAAGTCCATGCTGCCCAAGCAGTTGCATTTGCTGGACATACTGATACCTTAATAGCATTACCTAAGGTGCCGGGATATTTAGCTACCCAAGCTCCTTCACTAATACCTGTTAGACTTTCATAATTTGTGTCATTTCCTACAAAGAGTCCACCGCCTGCTGCTGTAGCATTTACATGCCCAGTTTTAGCTCGAACTACCTTGAGAGCTGCACCGTACTTCAAAAATGATGCTGCCGTGAGGAAATGTTTATATGTTTGGTAATCTGGTGTTCCGAATGTCTCTGCTAGTTCTTTCTCTGAAGTTACAGTTACAATCTGAGCTACCGGACCCCAATTAAATGACCCAGTTGTCCCGCCTATAGAAGTAGATACTGCAGGTACTACACCTGTTGCATCGATTTCATTGACCTGAACTCCCGGTGATACTTGAAATGCCATCGCTTTATCCTCTCATTGAGTTAGTTAATATGTTGTTCATAATACGAATTTAAATCCGTATTGTACGAATTTTCACTACTATTATTTATAAATAACCACATCCTATCGTAACAACCTATCGAATGCATCACCCTCGAACCATAGGTTATCATCGCCCATTAGTTTTTCGCCTTTAGGCTTTTCAATAGTATCGGGTATGAATCCAAATGGTAACATATCATCCTGTATTGCTTTTAATCTTTCTTTATATAACATATCTTTCATATTAATATCTGATATGCCTTCGAATATATCCGTAGTGACAAACCATGCAAACATAACTAGATTCATCATTAAATCATCGTGGTTAGAACCTATTGCTTGATATGATGTACCTTTACTTACAAAAGTACTCATCTCTATAATAGTGTTAGAATCTTTAATGACCAACTTACCCTGTTCTATTAAGTCCTTTATAGTAGAACAACCAATCCTTTTAACTCTCTTAGTCATTGTCGCACCAAGAGCATTAGCCTTAATGGATGATTCTACAAACATATTCTCGTATTCTAAATCATAGTATAGACCATTACAAACTACACCACCTTGGTCATTACTTTCAACAATCACATATGCTTCATTATAGTAGTTAGCATATTTATAAATCAGATCGGGTAGTAGTAGAGGTGATATGTTATTATCTCTAAAACAACAAACCTGTTGGAATGGTCTTTCCGAAACATCAATAACATTAAACGTGGAGTAGTCTTGTCCTCTACCCTTTGCAACATCTACTGTCATTATATAGTCGTGATTTTCTTTAGGGGTATCGTAAACCCATATGTTCTCTTTATATTCAACAGGTTCTACTGACTGTTGAGCCAGTAGATGGTTAGCATCAATAAGAGTATTACCACGACCATGGAATGTATTACCAAATTCTTGTTCAAACTGTAGTGCAGATGTGTTAGCAATAGTTTGGCGCTTCCATTCTTCATCTCGTCCAGGTACATCCCACCAGTCTACTCTAAAGGGTTTATATTCATTAGTACCCTGTGATGCTCCTTCCCATATCTTATGATACACATTACCAATTCCGTTAGCAGTAGAGGTAATAATAACCTTAGTATCTTTACCAGATGAAACCACTGGATATGTAGAGGTATAGAATTGTGCGTCATTCTCCACAAAGGCAAACTCGTCAAGGAACAGAAGGTTGATAGATAGACCACGAATGGAACTACCTGACGTAGCAGCTGCCATAATCTTAGAGTTATTGGAGAATTCAATAGAACCTTTATTCAATGCTTTACAACCTGGCTGTAAGAAGAATGGTAGATTCTCAAGCATTAGTGTTACTCTGGCTAACATCTCTCTTGCCGTAGCACCCTTGTTTGCAAGAACCGCAATGTTCTTTTCTGGGTGGAAACATGCAAACCACAGTAAGTAACCTACAGACGATATTGATTTACCAGACTGTCTACATGCTAAAACAATAGAGAATCTGTTATCATTGAAGTGATTGAACATCTTTTCTTGGTATGGATATAAATCAAACGGCACTAAACCTTTATCAAGTGAAATTACTTTCAGATAGGCACGAGCAAAGTATGCTGGATTGTTCATGCATTTAGCATATTCCAGTACTTCTGCTTTAGTGAACTGTGTTTCTACGCCGTCCCGTTTGACTTGAGGATTACCTAGATAGCCAAATTCGCTATTCTTTATCCTCTGCATGATTTATAATCTTCTCATTTTCTTGGGCAAGTAGCCGTTGTAGATCGGTAGTAGAACCTACGAACACATTATTATTAGTAACCTGGGCCAGTTCTTCTTTTTCCTTCTCTTCTTTATTTAATTCTTTCTTGGCCTTCTGCAGACTCATTAACTTATCCGTAGTATCACCAATGTTCTTAATAGCTTGGGATAGTACTTCGAATGCTCGGGGATGTTCGGACTCTCTTGCAAGTTCAGCAAGTATATCCAAAGAACCGACACCAGTATTGATTAAATCTTTATAGGTCTTCCTAGAGAATTCGTAGTCATCTTTTATGTCTTTGTCAACTACTAGAGGTTTAGCCTTACTGACTGTAGGTAAGTTCCTCTCTAAAGATGCTTTAAGCTTATCTTTCTTATTTTCCATAATTATATCCATAACAATTAAGTAATCGTGGTAGTTACCGAGTAGTCATCATCCTCA